CCGGGAGCCGTAACAGCTTCATTTTCTTGAAAAGGCTTGAAGCCTGTAAGAGCAGAATCTTGATGAACGATTAACTTTGGATGAAAACCAGTGGTAGTGTCGACACCATCGATTACTGCTTTTGCTCCGGTCACAGAACCTGTTACTATTTTGTTTATGTCAAAGGTATCAGTTTCAGTTGAATCGGTAAGCCTTAAAGTTTGTAAAGATAATCCAGTAGAAGCTGCATAAAAACTACCTGATGCCGCACTATCTGAAGCAAATGGATTTCTTATAAGAGCAACTTGTCTGAAATTTTGAGCTGTAAGGTCTTTTCCAATTAAGAAAGTTTTTCTACTTACTGTACCGGCATCACCTTCTCCTTCTGGTTTTATATTAAACATTAATGAAGTAGCTTTAAGTTCGTCTCTTGGATCTGCTCCCATACCACTATCTCCAGCAAATATGGCTCGAGCTGCAGCTTGTGTTCCACCTGAACTATCAGGAGCTGCTATAGTAATACTAGCAAAGTTATATCCGTGTCCCATCTTCATACAACTGTCTGCGCTAGAGTCAAGTTCTATCTTAGTTATCACTCCACCTACTGCTGTAGCAGTAGCGACTGCGCTGTCTCCATCGCCTACTATCGTTACAGTTGGATTTGAACTAGTATAACCAGTACCACCGTTAGTAACTACAACACCTATAATTTGCCCTGGAGTCGCGTTACTATCGACTTCTTTTTGCTGTTCTTGAATGACCGTAAAGTTAGATGTACCTGTTAAAGTATCAACTTTAGCAGAATCCATGGTTTGTTTTTCAACTGGCATGAAGTTTGCTGATAAAAATTTATTTGCGTTTGGAGCGCTTAGTGTATATAAAAATTTCCACTTATATCCATCAGAAGTCTTAAATGGTTTTACAGTGTCAGTTATTGATGGCTTTACGGTTGATGCTAATGCAGTTCCATTATTATCTCTGCCTTGTTGTAAACATATATAGACTTGGTTTTCTTCAGTTAGTACGTAGTACGTGTTACTTGGAATAGTTGTTAAGTCGTCGTCGTACGCGCTGTAAACTCTACCTGAAGTCCAATTATGTCTTGGTACTACGTAAGAAGTTCCTTCAACTTTTTTCATAGACTGTATCGCAGATCGCATAGCTCTTACTGTTCTTGGTGTGTCAGTAGGAGTTGGAACAGTCTCTGCAGAATCCCATTGACTTGACTTTCCAATGGCGATGTAGTAATTATGCGAACCAGAAGTAGTCTCATCGAGAATATTCTGCATCATTTGCTTCTTAAATAAATCTGTAATTATTGCTGGCATTTTCTATTCCTATGATATTATTATCGAATTAGCTGAATCATTTCCACTAAGCATAAACCATTTTGCTCCATCCCATATACATTGACTTGCGGTATTTTGAGGTATAGCAAAACTAGTGCCATTAGCAAAACTTGTAGGTGTTATTGTAGCTACACCGGCTCCCTTATTCGTAAAAATTTTAAATTCGCCTGTTGTGGTACCGGGTCCTAATGATATTGCTAGTGCTGAACCACTATTACATATTATAAGTGTAGAAGACGAATCAGCTAGACCTCCATTATGACCATTAGAATCAGCTTCGTCTGAGCTAAATGCTGCCTTATTTAAAGCTACGGAACCTTTACCTTTTGCGGTTAAAGTTATGTTTAAATCAGAGTGGTTACCGGACGCTGATATACTAGGACTGTTAGTTCCTGCGGCATTTGTTATAGTTAACTCGTTGACTGCTCCTACTGTTCTAACTAAATTTATAAATTCATTTCCACCAGAATCGTTAATACTTTGTTGAATAATTGGTCTATAAACTGTAGGTGATGTTAATGTCTTATTTGTTAAAGTATCAGTTGAAGTTCTGGCAACAAGAGTATCTGTACCTGATGGAATTGTAACTGTTCCACCATTAGTTATTGACGCTATCGTAGGTGTAGTTAAAGTCTTATTTGTAAGAGTATCGGTCGAACTTCTTAAAACTATGGTACCTGTAGCATTAGGTATAGTAACAATTCTGTCTGCAGTAGGCTGATCGACTATCAATTTTGTTTCATGAGAATCAGGAGTCGTGCCCTCATATATTATAGTACCAACACCACCTGAATCTTTTATTGTTACTTGAGTAGTTAAACTAGAACTGTCACCACCAAGTTGTTGATATAACTCAACGAAGTTTGCGTTTATCTTAGTTCCAGCCGCACGCAGTGTATCACCTGTACCGTCGTTTGCTGATGAACCTATGCTAATATTTTGTCTTGTCATTTTTTATCCTAAATAATAGTTCTATTTATACTAGAAAGTTGAGTCTATTAAATAATTTGAGAACATTTCATTATCCATGGTCTCAGTTGTAAGTGAAAAGTCTGGTCTTGAAGTACCAGCGCTATCACCTATATCGCTATCGTCAAACTTAAATGAGTTAACACCAATAAGAGTATTTATTGATCCGTAAAACTTATCAAGTTGAGTTGCAGTCAAGGTTTGATATACACTTACTAATTGATCTAGCCCTACTCTAAAATCGTTCGTTCCATTTCCATCTGAATCTAATAACGCGGTCATCTGTGTAAATGGACTTAATAACGTAATTACAGCTTCAGAAGTAACAGTAGGACCTGCGGAAGAATCTAGTATGGCTAAAGGCATGAGGCCTATTCCAGCATCAGCCTCAGTATCAGAAACAATCCTAGTTCCAATAAAAAATCCGGCGGGATGCATAAACTTTTTATATAATTCTTCCCAAGTGCTTGTAGATAGGGCAGTCTTTATCAAAACAGAAAATATTTGATAAAGTTGACCATTTTGTATTATCTTTAAAGAATCAGGACCTATCTTCGAACTTCCTACCGTAAATATATCTTTTTTAGGAAACTCTACTTCAACTGCTTCTTGAAAAAATAGTCTAAAAAATTCTTCTACGGCAAATCTTGTTCCTTTATTTCTTTGTAACTCTGCAAGTCGAGTTGCAGCGTATCTTGGATCTGTAAAAGCATCACCATTAGGAAGTCCACTTGCTATCTCTGATATTAAGTTATTAAGTTGTTGAGTTGCATGAATATCTCTTAAATCAAAAGACTGCTTTACATCTTTACCAAAAGAATGAGTACCATCAGAATCTAAGAATTGATAATATTTTTCTAAAAAAGTTATAAATTTTGGATAATCACCGCCGAAATATTCTGGAAGAGCCTCACTAACTTTTCTATGTATGAAGTTTTTTGGTCTTCTACTATGGTGATATTCAATTGACATTATAATGTTACCGCAGTGTTTTGAAAGTCTAATAACGCAGTAGATGAAGATCTTTGAGTGTCAATATCAAGGATAAAGTTACGAAGGGGCCTGATAGTACTTTGATTTGCTGGCACTACAGAAAACTTTATAGAAGATCCTACTATTGCGGAAGGATTAAATCCAACTAAGTTAATAGTACCTTTAGCTGCATCATAACTGCCTATGTTATCAACTTCTACTGATCCATCTTCAGAAAGTACTTGAAGTTTGGTAGAGCTTAATTTATTTTTGATACTACAATTTTTTGAATTAAAAGTAAAGTTAGTAGAAGTTACAATAGTATCAACTGGATCTGGAATAGCAATAGTAGCAGGAAAGCTAATAGTGTAAGACAAACTGCTTCCTATACTTGGTATCAGCGGCCTTTGCATCTTAACGGTCATCTTTGAGTTTAATACTGCAGTATCTAAATCGTCTATTAAACTTAATAAGTTTGATCTTCTAAATACTCCTCCAAATTTTTTCAAATTAGTAGCAAAATAGTTATCAACCACAGTTTGTACACTTGCTTCCATAGAAGCTGATGTTTTATTAGTTAGATCGGGATCTAGGTTAAATGAAGTTTCAAGTTCTAAATTTGTAGTTTCTACATCAGCAAATTCTAAATCTATAGACATTATAGCTAAATTTTCTGATAAGTTTGTAGTAATATCATCTTTTACCGCTTGTTGTGTTGATTCAGATATATTAGATTTAAACTTTAATCCAGCATAGACTCTTCCATAAACTTGAGGCTCGTTATCATGACCTCCCCAAGCTATGACGTCGTCCAAATAAGAACCGAAATTCTCTAGTATTTGTGCTTTGTAGTCTTCTGATGTAACTAATCTTCTTTGAGAACTAAAAGCTATAGGCGCGTTTTGTCTTATTGATTCAATACTT